TCTTTGCAACGGGGGCATTCTATTCATCAACTGGTCTCCACGCCGAACACGCTAAAACTGAAATCGGTTGAGCTGGCATATACTTTCATGACATCGCCCTGCCCCAACGTAATACCTATGACCGCTGTCAAGGTGTCATTAGCGTCTACTTGCTTATCATAATATAAAAATTGTTTGTTATCTGCCCCAGCATTGTTGACATGAATGCTGAGTCTGAACGTCTGAGCGCCCGCATTCCTGTTGCAGGCAACGAAAGAACTGACTGTTGTCACAGTCAAGTCAGGGACTGTGTACAGAACCTCAGTGGTTGTAGCTGCTGCGTCAAGCTGACCCAGAACTTTTATAACGTCTGTCATTTAGCACCCATAAACATGAACTGATACTTCCTGAGAGAAAGAGAGGCATCCTTGTCAGTCTGATCCGCCACCACATTAATGGTGTCCTGAACCTCTCTGAAGGATCTCTCAACGGTTCTTCTCAGGGTAAGCTCGTTGTTGTATTCGTATTCCTGCCCAGCAATAGGCAGCACGACAGATCTTTGTTCAGCCATTATCTTCTTCCGTCAGACCTCATATCGAATCGAAGATCACCTAGAGTCCAGCCATATCCAGTGCCAGTACTCTCTATCCTTACCACAGTCTCTCTAGCTCTAGCCCGGATAAAAGACTGCTTGGTATCCTCTGTAACCAAAGAAGTGGAAAGAGTCTGACCATCCTGCAAAGGAAAGTCTTTACCCTTAATCACAACATTTAGCGCCGCAGAAGAAGTGGTTCCTCTAAACTCAAAGTCAGGAATCATTCTTGTCAGGAACATGAATTGCTCGCCTTCAACAAGTTCTATGCCGCCAGACTCTATGTAAGCGTTCATCGCCTCACCATCTGCATCAAATCCATTCTCGTGGGTATACAGATAGTTATTGTTTGTTGCCGTAATATTTGAAGAGGCAATCGGAAAGTTTCTTGTGTGCGCCGGTATCCAAGCGCCACGGTCAAGAGTCCCAACAGACCAAGAGTTCTCTACATAGTTGTAGGTAACGTAATTAGTACACTCAGTGTTGCCAGTTCCTACCGGGTAGAACCAAGTAACCTCAGAAAAGTCCACACTAGTTGTGGCAAACACTTTGAATATCTGATCCTGATTAAGGTTGCTAAATACATAATCAAGAACGGTACATACCAATCTTTGGATAGCGCCGTTGTACATATAGAACCCGCCACGATCCATAAAGTAGACAACGTCACCAGCACTTGTCGCGGCTTTAGGAGAGACCATAGAGAATCCCTCACTAACCAAAGCAAACTGATAAGTAAAGGGAGAGCCAGAGTAACGCATTGAATGAATGCTATTATCTGTAAAGATCAGTATCTCTTGTCTTGTCTTTAAGGCTCCAAGGATATAAGAGCCAGCAGGCAGAGAAACACCGCCAGAAGTGTTTGTAGCTGTAGGCGTCCAATCAAAAGGATTTTCTTGATCAGACCATCTAATAAACAAAGGATCTATTGTTGACGAACCAATCGCGTTAGTCCCAAAAGCAATAGTATGCCTGTCGGTATCTGACACCATAACCTGCAAGGCAACGGTAGGGCAGTTGGATGCGGCAGGGTTACTAGCCAGAGTTGTGCCTCTGCTAGTTAGCCCGGCACTCTCATCCCAGTAGTAGATATTTCCACCCCTTGGGTTGAATATCAGATCATCACCAAAAGTGTCTTCGCTATACAGGCGTATCTGATTACCGGATGTGATTACAGTGGAACCACCCCAAGCAGAAGAACCCCAAGTGCCAGCACCAAAACCAGAAGCCGGGACATAGGTATCCAGACCTACATTGATCTGGTATGCCCCAACCACAGAGGCTCCACCGTTACCTGTGTCCGATGCGTTGGCTAAAACCGTGTTACCACTAGTATCTTTAGCTTCTACAGTATAAGAGTTGCCATCAATAACCGTGGCTATTTGATACTCTTGATTTAAAACTGCCGCAGTTATATTACCGCCCAAGCTGACAGCACCAGAGAAGGTTACAAAGTCATTCTGTTGTGCGCCGTGACCAGTGTCAGATACCGTCAAAGTTGCATCGCCGTTTACGGCAGCAAAGGTTACATCACCAGCAGCAGTGGTTTCTCTTATGGGAGTGATATCGTAATACTCATCACCCCTGTTGATGTAATACTTTAGAGTGGTTCCAAGACCGAGGTAGTCTGTCGCGGCAGCAGCCTTCCAATCGTGGATAGATCTGCACACGCCGAGGAATGTATTGGTTGAATATTTCTGCCAGCCACCTATCTGTTCCGGGCGGCCTTTTCTAAATCTTATTTTATCGGAATCGTACCAGCCACTATCGGCTGTATATTCTGTACCTTCTTTATTTACACCCGGAGCAAACTTGTACTTAACCAGCATATCGTAAACCTATTCAACATACTCGCCATTCTTTATAAGATCAGTGACCTCCAGAGATCTACCCTTTACCTGCTTGGCCCATCTAGAATCCAAGAACTCGGTAGAAGCTCTGCTGTAGTCGCCCTCTTCCATAGCGGCTATTGCCTTCTTGAAACCTCTGAATCTTGTAGCGCCAAGATTAAAAAAGATATTAATTATCGCGTCCCTTCTTACATCATCTAGATCATTGAACCAAGGGTACTCACTAGAGATTTCCTTTATGCAACGCTCTAAGTCATTCTCCAAAAGATAATCAACTTCGTCATCAGACAAACCGATCCCATTCTCTGGATCTATGTTACGCCCTACACCGAGAGTCCAGTATCCTTCAGAGCATTTATAGGCAACATGACGGCCATTGGTTTTAACTTCGCCCTCATGACGCTTTAACATTTCAATTAACTGCTTCATGTTATTTCTTACCATTAGATCCGCCATAGAAAAATGCAGCACAAGTACCCAGTATTCCAGACAACTGACCTAGTACCAGAGAGATAATAGTCTCATCGTTCTGGTCGTGTGGCAGTATGGTTACAGTCATTACATAAGCACCGTACAAAATTAGCGCCAGTATGCAGAATACCTTTGGTGTAATGTCTCCAGAGAACTTGGCTCTGGCATCTTTCCTGTCATCAACCTCGGCCTTAAATGACTCTAGGTTGATTTCCATTTCTTTCAGTCGGTGAGCAAAGTCCTTGTCAGCTTCTTTGAGAAGTACCGCTTTCTCTGGCTGTCGTTCGATAAGGTCTTCAATCTCGTTTGCTGTAGCGTCTGGGACGCCAAGTTTCTCAGCAGCCATCTTGACTGCCATACCGGCCATAGGGCCACCCGCTGCACTAGCTATAGTAGGAGCAAGGGATTTGAGTAGTCCGCCTAGTTTCATAACCGATCTTCATACTCGCTTACGGGAGGGATGCCAGAATCAGTTAGCATTCCCTCTTTGATAAGAGCTTGTCTGTTAGACTCGTGAGCAGCGGCTATTTCTTTTTTGTTCTGACCTGTATATGGAACGGCAAGTTTTTGCTTGATCAGCATCTTGTTTATTGTTGATCTGCCCACCTTGATTTCACCCAAGTACCGGCCAAACTTGCCTTTCTCTTTTGTCCTCAAAATATATTTTTCGCCAACCGCAAGATTGTCTTGAACATATTTCTTGGCTAACAATCCGTGCGCTTTCTCTGCCAGATTTCTGGTTCTCGACTCAGGTGTGTCAACTCCAAACAAGCGAACATTAATACCACGGCCATTTGAACCACGAAGAACAACGCCAAACCCCAAATCGACATCAACATATATCGTATCACCGTCAACTATCTTGCGAATAATACAGGTATATTCATACATCACTGAAACACCAACCAAAGTTGCAGGATTAACCTAAGATCAGCTATCGCTTTTGTCTACGCCGTCGGCGTTTTCCTCCGCAACGATCTCATCAATCGTGTCACAGACATCAGGCACCACTACACCTGCTGTAGCAGACAGAGCAGAGCGACCTACAGCCCGAATGCCTTTGTAGAACTGCGAGCAGTAGATTTCTTTGTTGTCGATCACACCCTGTACAGATGTGCAGCTAGACAACGTGAAAAC